TATCTGGGAAACCAAAACTGTTCAGAAATTTATACACAAGGACAGATCATGAAACGCAAAATGAAAAAGTTTAACGAAGGTGGTAAGACCTACGAGCAAGAAGACGAAGGTATTTTTGGTGGCAAAGTAAATTACCGTGAAGATAAAGAAACAGGTAAAAAATATGTAGCTGGCAAGGCTAACCCTTTTGATCGTAATCCAGCAGAACAACGTTATTACTCTATGGATGACGTTAAGGGCAAACTATCTGGTTTGTTCGGTGGTAAGAAAGAAGATTCTTCGTCATCTAAGTTTGACGAATTAGAGTCAGTAGGTGGCGCAGGTCGTCGCCCTCGTACTATTGAAGAACAGATTGGTCGTAAAGCAGAAGATAAACCTGCTAAGGGTATTGCTTCTAACTTTAAATCTTCTGAACCTAAATTTGAGCGTAATGACAATGAGAAGAGCCTACCTGATGTAAAGAAAGCTGCTCGTAAAGATAAAGGTGCTTCTGATGATAGAAAATCTTTAGGCGACAAAGCTAATCGATTACCCGGCAACGCAGCTGATAAGGATAAAAAAGTCACTCTACTACCCGGTAGAGGGGATGATAAAAAGTCTTTAGGTGAAGGCGCTACCCGTATGTCATCTGAGTCAGTGGGCGACGCAAATAAATCGTCCGCGTACTATAAAAAGCCAGAAAAGAGCGAGAAAAAAGGCTTTAGTACTAAGATGGGAAAAACTAATGAAGAACGTGAAGCCCAAGCTAAAGCTAACCGTGAAGCGTTATCAGAATCTGTTTCAGGTATATCTAAATACTTCCGTAACCCGTTTACTGAAGAAAGAGAATATAAAAAGGATAAACCTTTTACCAGAAATTTAAATGCTAAACCTACTGCCGACCAGATGAAGAAAATGGCTAAAGGCGGTACAGTAAAATCAGCGTCAGCTCGTGCAGACGGCTGCGCTATAAGAGGTAAGACTCGTGCCTAGCGTTAGTAAGAAGCAAGAAAAGTTTATGCAAGCGGTGGCTCACAACCCTAAGTTTGCAAAAAAGGCGGGTGTTCCGCAAAGTGTGGGTAAAGAGTTCACTAAATCAGGAGGCGGTATGGTTACAAAAATGAATCCCGGCATGACGGCAATGATGAAGAAAAAAGCTCCAGCTAAGAAAATGGCAAAGGGTGGCTATGCTGATGGCGGTATGCCAATGGTTATGAAAGACGGTCAAAAGGTTCCAGCATTTGCAGCAGACGGCAAAGGCAAGATGGCTAAAGGCGGTATGGCTATGAAGAAGATGGCTGGTGGCGGTTTAGCTGCTGGCCACAAAGCAGCTGACGGTGTTGCTTCTAAAGGCAAAACTAAAGCCGCCATGCCAAAGATGGCTGGTGCTAAAAACATGAAAAAGGGTGGGTACTGCTAATGATGGCCTCGCGCGGTATGGGTGATATTAACCCTTCCAAAATGCCCGGTGGGAAAAAGAAAGCCCGTCGGGATAACACCGACTTTACTAAATATAAAGAAGGTGGAAAGGTTAATGCTGCTGGTAATTACACGAATCCCGGTCTACGTAAGAAGATTGTGTCTCAAGTAAAAGCCGCAGCAACGCACGGTACAGGCGCAGGTCAGTGGTCAGCACGTAAAGCTCAGCTTGTTGCTAAGAAATATAAAGCAGCAGGTGGAGGATATAAAGATTGAAAGCGCCGCAACAATCGCTTAAAAATTGGGGAGACCAGAAATGGACAACCAAAAGCGGAAAGCCATCGTCAAAGACAGGAGAGCGTTATCTCCCAGAAAAGGCGATAAAAGCACTAAGCCCCGCCGAGTATGCAGCCACAACGAAGGCAAAGCGAAAAGGCAAGGCAGCAGGTAAACAGTTTGTTAAACAGCCGAAAGGCATTGCAAAGAAAACAGCGGGGTATAGATAATGGCTAAAGTAAAAAAGATGGCATTTGGCGGTATGGGTAGTATGGCTGCTGGTATGGGTGCGTCTAGACCCGGTATGAGAACTCCTATGGGTGGATTGGGCGGTAATCGCCCTCCTGCTGGCGCTAATTTGATGCAGAGGTACAACAACCCAACTGCACAGCCGGGAAGTCCACCTTCTACATCACAATCTAATATGCAGCAAATGCAACAAGCGCAACAAATGGCTCAATTAAGAGGTGCAATGGGCGGCAATCAACTTCCGGCTGGCGCTAACTTAATGCAAGCGTACCAAGCGAAGCCCGGTCAAGGCGCTGGTGTACCAGATTATGCTAAACCTTATATGGCACAAGCGGGCCAACCTACCTCTCCTCCTGCACCTAAACTTGCTGGTATGGGTGCTTTTATGAAAAAAGGCGGTAAGGTTAAAGCTTATGCTAAAGGCGGCGACGTTCAATCTGAAAGCAATAAAATGACTAAAAAAAGTACACCAAAACAAATTGCAGACGAAATGGAAACCGAGCAAAACTATCCTGTTTTGAATAAATATAACAAGATTGCAAAAGCAGTAGATAGAATGGACGAGGGTCCCGGTAAACAAGTAGCAAGAGGCGCAGTTTTGGCAGGTACGGTTCCGGCAGGAGTTGCACAAATTGGACACTCGCTTATTACTGGAAAAAGAGGTAGAAGTAAAGAAGACACAGACGAGCTTGAGCGCGAAATTGGGCGTGGTCAACGTGCCGAAAAGAAAGCAAAAGGCGGCGCAATTAAATCGTCGGCTTCATCGCGTGGTGACGGATGCGCTCAGCGTGGTAAGACTAAAGGTCGGATGGTGTAATGGCATATTCTACAAGCACAACTGCGTTTAACCCAGACCTCAACGAGATATTCGAAGAGGCTTTTGAGCGTTGTGGCTTGGAATTGCGTACAGGTTATGACTTCCGTACTGCGCGTCGTAGCATGAATTTCTTGACGGCTGACTGGGCTAACAAGGGAATTAACTTATGGACTATCGAAGAAGGTTCGATAAACATGGTACAGGGGCAGACTACTTATGATCTACCTGATGACACCGTTGATTTGGTGGAGCATGTTATCCGTACTTCTTCCGGACAGGGTCCTAACCAGACAGACCTCAACATTACTCGGATTAGTGTATCCACCTACTCAACCATACCAAACAAAGAAGCACAAGGAAGACCCATCCAAGTCTGGATTAATAGACAGTCAGGACAAAAGATAGGTTCAAATTTAGAATCTGCAGCAAAGCATCCGCAGATTAATGTGTGGCCTGCTCCAGACCAAGGCACGGAAGAACAACCGTTTTATGTCTTCTACTATTGGAGAATGAAACGTATATACGATGCAGGTACAGGCACTAACGTGATTGATATTCCATTCCGTTTCTTGAATTGTTTAGTTGCTGGCTTGGCGTACATGATTGCAGTAAAGAAACCAGAAGTTGATCCAGCGCGTACTATGGCGTTGAAAGCTATGTATGACGAGGCTTGGGAATGGGCGTCAACTGAAGACCGCGAGAAGGCGGCGGATAGACTTGTCCCTCGTGAAATGTTCTTCTAATCATGGGCAATAGGTTTGCAAGCGGTAAGAATTCAATTGCAGAGTGTGACCGCTGCGGGTTTCGTTACAAGTTAAAAGAGTTAAAGAAGCTCACGATTAAGACTAAGCAGGTACAGATTAAAGTATGTAAAAACTGTTGGGAGCCTGATCAGCCACAGTTACAATTAGGTATGTATCCGGTTGATGACCCACAAGCAGTACGGGAACCACGCCCAGATACAAGCTACTATCAGTCAGGCTATACAGGATTGCAGTTAACTACTAATACTGACTTTGGTGATCCGGGCGGTGGTAGTAGGGTGTTTCAGTGGGGATGGTGGCCTGTTGGTGGAGCGAGTGCTAACGATGCAGGTTTAACACCTAATAACTTATCAGTACAATGCTTAGTAGGAACAGTAACAATTTCTTAGGAGTAGGACATGAAACACGACGATATGGCAAAAGACAAACCGATGATCAAAAAGATCGCGGGTCAAGAAGTTAAAAAGCACGAGAAGAAAATGCACCACATGAAAAAAGGTGGCGTAACTTCTATGGACATGAAAAAAGTTGGTCGTAACATGGCGCGTGCTAATAATCAACGGAGTCGCTAATGGCTAAGTTTTCACAAAAGGTAATGGGCAAGGAAGTCGGTAATGCCGCTGTCTATGCTAAACCACACAGTATGTCTGGAGGCCCTATGGTCATGAAGAAAATGGAAGACCCTAATAAGTTAGCTGCTAATCAGATGACTAGGAAAACTGCTACGCCACGCGTAAGCGCTGGCGATCCTGCTGCGGATAATGTAAAGACTGATGGCATGAAGATTCGTGGTACAGGCGCAGCTACTAAAGGTGTAATGGCACGCGGTCCAATGGCTTAAGGAACATCTGTGACATATACGGAATTAACCGCCGCAATTATTAACTACACACAAAACAGCGAATCTACATTCGTTGCTAATATTCCTGTGTTTGTTAAACAGGCTGAAGATCGTATTTATAATTCTGTGCAGATTCCTGCTCTTCGTAAAAATGTCACAGGTACTACTACGAATAACAACAGATATTTATCATGTCCTAATGATTTCTTATCTGTGTTTTCTATATCCGCTTTAGATCAGACTACGGGTTATTTTGAGTTCTTACTTAATAAAGACGTTAACTTTATTCGTGCTGCGTATCCAAACCCATCAGAGACAGGGTTTCCTAAGTACTATGCTCTGTATGGTCCTACGGTAGTTGACGGGACTATCACGACTGAATTAAGTTTTATTATTGGACCTACACCTAGCGGTGGTTATAGTTTGGAATTGAATTATTACTACTACCCAGAGTCAATTACTACAGCGCAAACTTCATGGCTTGGTGATAACTATGACCCAGTATTGTTATATGGCTCTTTACGAGAAGCTTACCTGTTTATGAAGGGTGAGCAGGACATCATTACGTACTACGAAAAAATGTATCAAGATGCGCTTGGTCAGTTGAATCGTTTAGGAACTGGTCTCGAGCGTGGTGATGCATACCGTGATGGTCAGGCTAAGATTAAGGTTAATCCATAATGCCATTAGTACAAGGTCAGTTATATATGGCTTTGTATACAGGTTTTGCTACGATGGGTCCTACTACGGCTGCATATACAACAGAGAATGAAGTAGAAGGTACAGGCTATGACGCTGGCGGAGTTGAAATTACAGGCGTGACTATTACCTCAGATGTAAATACAAATACAGTTTATATAGACTTTAATAATGTATCTTGGCCCGGTGCCGCATTTACTGCGCGTGGCGCGTTGATATATAACAGCAGTAAGAGTGATAAGTCGGTAGCTGTATTGGACTTTGGTTCAGATAAGGTGTTTACTGCGGCAAGTAATACTGTAGTCATGCCTGTTAATACAGCGTCATCAGCTCTTTTAAGATTTGTTTAAGGAACGATTATGTTAGCAAACAAGAGTAGTTTTGGTGGAGTGTTCACGGCTACATGCTATGACAAAGACGGTAACCTAAAGTGGGCGGAAGAGTTTCCTAACTTAGTAGTCAATGTCGGTTTACAGTTTATAAACCAGCAAGTGTTCTTGGCATCAAACTACACGGCTTCATGGTACATGGGTTTAGTAAATACTGGAGCTACATACAACGCTGCAAATACTATGTCAGCACATGCCACATGGACAGAGAACACAGATTACTCGCAAGCTACTCGTCCGTTGATAGTATTTACTACCCCTACCACTGCTAACCCTTCTGTAGCTACATCAGACGTTGTGACTTTTACTATTAATGCTAACGCAACTATTGCGGGTGCTTTTATAACTACTAGCAGCACAAAAGCTGGCACTACAGGAACTTTGCTTTCAGTGGGTAATTTTACGGTTGGTGATAGAGGACTAGTATCTGGTGATACTTTGAACGTAACTTATACTTTCTCAGCTACAGCGGCTTAATGAATGTTTGGACTTACACCATTTGCAACAGTACCGTTTTCTACGGTTAGCCTTGGCGGGGTATTTGCTGCGTCTGTTAATGAATCAGTAAATGTAATAGATCAGTATGTAGGCAATCTTGTACTTAACGAAGACATAGCTGAAGTGTTAGGAGTGTTTGATGCATTTAACGCTCAGATAAATTTTGTAACCCAGCTTTCAGACGCACTAGATATAGAAGATGCATATAACGGTCAAATTGATTTTTTAATTGCCGTTAACGAAGCTGCTGGTTTTACTGACAGTTTTTTTGGAATAAAGTTGTGGGAGCCACCAGATACAAGTTCTAACTCATTATGGACAAACATAAATAATCCTCAAGGTAATGGGTGGACGACTATAAACACATCGCAGAATATTACGTGGACTGACATAACAAGTACTGGATAAGAGGATGTAATGGCCTTAGTTTTATTAGATCGTGTAAGAGAATCGACTACCACTACTGGTACAGGTACCATTACGCTTGCTGGGGCTGTTGCTGGATTTCAATCGTTTTCTGCCATTGGTAATGGAAATCAAACTTACTACACAATAACTGATAGTACTGCTGGAACTTGGGAAGTTGGTATTGGTACATACACTTCGTCCGGCACTACACTATCAAGAACTACAGTTTTATCATCATCAAGTGGTGGCTCATTAGTTTCTTTTGCTGCTGGGACTAAAGATGTATTTGTTACTTACCCAGCAGGGCGTTCAGTCTACAAAGACACAGCCAACACATATACCGTACAGCAAGCATTTGATGCGCTAACAGCAAACTCAATTGCGCTGACCACAGGCACAATTACTACTGCCCCAGTCTCCAACACAGACATTGTTAATAAGCAGTACGCAGACGCTATTGCGTCTGGTATTCACTTCCACGAAGCAGTGGCATTGGCTACTACGGCAGCCTTACCAGCAAACACATATAACAATGGTGCATCTGGAGTAGGGGCTACGCTTACAGCAACCGCTAATGGCGCTCTTTCTGTGGATTCAACACTTACTATTGTTGCAGAACGCATACTTGTAAAAAATGAAGTTGCTGGAGCAAACAACGGTGTTTACACGGT